AAAAAACCCGAAATAAATTAATATTATGCAAGACGAAAAATTCCCAATTGGTAATGTAGATATGTCTACATTTTCATTCAATCATGTTCATAAAACAAGTGGAGATATGGGTATGTTAATCCCTATACATACACAAGTAACTTTACCAGGAGACAAGTTTGTCAAGACAGATGTCAGTGCATTTGTAAGAGGCATGCCAACAATAGCCCCAATATTAGATAAGATAGATATAAAAATTAATCATTTCTATGTACCTTATCGTGTACTATGGAATAAATGGGAACAATTCTATAGTAGGAGTCAAGAACATACATATACAGGAGCATCACAGCCTCAATTCCCCGTACTTGGTGTTAAAGATCCAGCGGTACAACCATTATTAGACCCTAACTATCCTACAGGAAGATTAGGAGATTATATGGGTACTAGTTTGTATTATAAGGGAGTACCTTCATCAAGTGTAGATAAGCCCGATCCCGTTAGTGCATTTCCATTTTTAGCGTATAATAAAATATGGTTAGATTACTTTATTCCACAAAGATGGATGCAGTATAATGAGTTGAACGATAATACTCCATGGTATGCGGAAATGAAAAATACACGAAAGTACTTAGAGCAGATTCGTAAAGGTGATGGAGGTATTGTATTTGACGCTCTAGGTTCAGATATATCAGGAGAATTCGGAAATATTTATCATCTTAAGTCCGTAGGTTGGAATCATGATTACTTCACTAATGCATTGCCAAAGCCTGATTTATTCGATGGCAGTAGATTCTTAATTAATGATCCCACAAAAGGTTATGCATATGTAGTTTACCAAGGAAGTCCAACTGATGCATTTGATCCAAATGTTGGAGATAATGGTAAGGCATTGCCATTAATAAAAGACCTTCGTAAATCAATTGCAACACAGCATTATCTTGAAAAATTAAGTTATTCCGGTGGTAGATACGAAGAGACTACAATGGTATTCTGGTCACAGGATATTAAAAACAGAACGTTACAAAGAAGTGAGTACTTAGGCGGAGGAGTAGTACCTCTATTTACTAATGAAGTAGAAAGTACAGCTTCCACAACAGGTGCGAGCTTAGGAGACTTAGCAGGTAAACCAGTAGGTTCCGGTTATGTAAATGGAGAATCATTCATAGCAGACGAATTTGGCATATACATGATCACAGCGCATTTAGTTCCAAAAAGAACTTATAGCGATGCAATGAGCAAAGCATTATTCTTCACAACCGATATAGATGAGTTACCAAATCCAGAGTTTCAAGGTATTGGGGATGAGGCTATATATAGATACGAGGTAGACGGTAAATCCTTTGGAGCAACAACATTTAATGCAATTTGGGGTTATGTGCCCCGTTATGCTCAATATAAAATGGCTCTAGATAGGTTTAGTGGAGAAATGAGAAAAACATTATTACATTGGCACTTAGGTACTACAGCAGATGAGTTAAATAATTTCAATTCTATTAGTCCGGAGTTCATTAAATGTAATCCTAGAACCGATATATTCCAAGTAGATGAGCCCGATAAGTTTATCATGACCTTTGGATTCGATATTGTAGCACAGCGAAAGTTGTCTAAAAATGTCATGCCTGGTATGTCAAGAATCTAATATTAACTTAAATAACAATTATTATGTCACGAAAAAGATCAACAAGGAGATATAACTTCTCTAGAGGTGGTACAAGACTATCATAGTTTTATACCGTTTTCCCAAAACGGGCGCATTCCCTTGATAAGAGTTGCGCCCGTTGACACCAGTTAGTCAACGGTAAAATAATAACAATAAATAATAACATTATGTCATACAAAAAAAGAGAACATTCAGTTATAACAACATTCCAACAACAAGAGATATCTTCAATGGTAATACCCGTAGATACCAGTCAAAAAACATTATTAGGTACTTACGATAGCTCAAGGAATCAGTTAGAGTATACAGGAGAACAGTTAGATTATTCGTATACAGATTTAGGAGATCAATTTCAAATGCTAAAAGAAGCAAAACAGAATTCAACCGTATTACAAGAACGCTTAGATAAGTTTAATAGCGATCAAGAATACATCAATAATTGGAATTCTCAACAGCAATCAAATCAATTAGATATTAAAATAAAAGACGAACCAAATGGACAGTAGTGCAATGGGTTCTGTAATTAGTGGACTGTTCTCTCTTGGAGGACAGTTCGCATCTAATGCATCAAATGCAAGGCAGAATCGTAAAAATAGGAATTTCCAAGAGCAAGAGAACGAAAAAGCTAGAAGATTCGCTAGAGAGCAATATGATACAATGTGGCGAGATCAGACACAATGGGAACAGAATTACAATAGTCCCAAGGCTCAGATGGCTAGATTGAAGGAGGCAAATATTAATCCACATATGGCTTATCAAAATGGTTCACCAATGAATACTTCTAATGTTAATCCAAGTATGCCAAGTCCTTCAGGTGTTTCAGCACTTCCTCCTGGTAGACCATCACAATGGAATTTAGAATCTATGGGAGATTTGGCAGTAAAATTCGCACAAGCAAAAAA